AAACCGTGTTGACTCACGTGTCTTTCAGTCACTATTAAGTGTAGTAACTGGGGATCTTAAACGGGTTCCCTCCCTGTCATTATTAATCTTATAATTTTTTCGTTGCGATTATAACTAAGATGATCCTCGCAATAGCAATCATCCGATTTAAACATAGTAATTTCACACAGTCTATAGGCTTTGCAAATCCAGGCAACCAGAGCGGGGTAAAGTGTCTCGCTTTTAGCTACTCTACCTTTCCTCACCCAATCTAGCCGCATCAGATAATGTAGCCCCATACCCCTTTTTCGGCAGTCTTTATTATGCGTGGCGAACATAGCCCCACAGTTACATATACCTAACTTCCTGGCCCTCCTCTTCTTAGCTAATGTAGAGACGCCAGTGAGAAACGATGGGTCATCCATCTATATTTCGACAGCCTGTTCACCCACGCTACTCTGTGCGGTGAACACGCTTTTTGCACCTTCAGTCCGAAATAACCTCGAATTCAAAGCCTGAATAGTTGCTGCTTCAGTAGAAGACAAAGCACTTAAATCCAATCCAGAATTGAAGTCAAACATGACCTGCGGCTCTTTTTGACCCAACTTACTTATTTTACAAGCCAATCTAGAATAAACACCCCAACCTGAGAGTATGATGAGACATTCCCTGGCTTCAGCGGCGAACGGTTCACACATCTGGCGGAGAGTCGCCTTCTTGCATTCACCGCTTGGAACCACCCTAGCGAAGCTCATCATGGCACGCACTTTTTCAGCAATCTTTATTTTTCCCCTGGGGTCCAAACTATCAGCACTATACTTACTACCTATAATATCCACCTCGTCATACTGCTCTGTTTTTGCTGATGTTCCTGCAAGCGCTATGTACCCAAACAGAGTCCTAAGGTACATACTTGCATCCACTCCCCCTTCACTGGCGTTCTCCACCAGGGTTTCCCCCGCCAACACTAAGGTCTTCACCGCGTTTCTGATCCTTGCGCTCCTCGATATACCGTCCATGATCACTTGGAAATAGTTTCTTTATTGTTTCATAGACCTCTGGCCTAACAAGAGTGTAATCATTCGCAGGATCGCTTTGGAGCTTTCCAGCCGCTAGAGTTGGTGCTTTAATCGATTTGTACTCGGTGTGATCCTCTTCCTCTTCGAGATAAGTATTCAGAAGTGCTTGATACGCCTCGGGTTTCAACCTCTGTAGCGCATAGCAATGCTTAAAATCTCTCCTCGCATTGCGAAATATGCATATGATCTGGAGCGATAAGGGCCGTACACCTTCATGCAGTTCCAAGTTCTTGGCTTTGACCTTGAGCCCTATAGTGTACCCGTCTATCACGTCGTAGGCACTTACGAAGTAACCCGGGAACCGTGCGAAGGCGCTCAGCGCGTTCTTCATCTCGCACCCAAAACGACTGAGTACACCTTTTCCACTAGTGTAGCGACTGTCCACTATCTCGATACTCACCTGGCCTGGCATGTCTCTCCCGTGTGGGATCACACTGATGGCCACGCACCCTATATGCAGGTAAGGGAATTTGTCGGGTTCCAAAGATTGGAGCAGCGCCTCGGGTATGAGGCTGAGTTCAGCATTGACTTCTCCCTCTTCAACTACGATTTCATTGTGCACCACACTTCTCAGAACCTGTTTTGGCATCATTTTCTCGATTAGCCCGATGTCGTACACCTTACCCCTTTGCAATCGACCGCTTAGTTTGTGAGGCTCCTGTAAATCCTTGTCAACCTTGAAGACCCCCGTACTCGAGTTCGATCCCGATACCGTTGGTTGAAACCGTTTTGAACCCCCAAATCGAGTAATCTGTGTTTTTGAGCCGCACCCAAGTGCTTCCCCTCGATAAATCGGGAGTGCGTTCTTCTCGTAATCTGAACCCCCAATTCTCGTATGTGAGGTTGTGTCTCCGGAATACGCTGGCAAAACAGTGGTCCCCATTCGTTCGTAAACTCAGGTTGGAAGGCGATACCCCACGGCAAAGATTGCAAATCAGGCTCTTGAAACTCAGAGCCGGTTTCCCCGCTTCCTTCGCGTCCACTTCTGAGAGTAACCTCACTACGCTCTCTCTATTCAATCCGTAATCAGACAGTAACAAGTCACAAACACGTAAGATGGTTTCTATATTATTAGGTTTTTATTCACACCTAACTTAAAGAGGTCAGCAGTTACCCCGTAGCTAAGTAACCTTCTACACACCTCTATTTTTATTCGGTTTTAATTTATTTTTTCCTCACCTGATCTTCCCTTTTCCTTTGACCCACTTAGAAAAAGTGCCACCTCTCCCTCTGGCATCAGTGTAATCAAGTAGTTCACCTTCAGGGCTCAGATGTAGATCTACCTCCTCTCCGTCGGAATGCGCTTCATTGACGTCGCTAGAGAAATACTTAGCTATGGCCGCTGGCAGCTTGTGTTTAACCAGCACAATCTCTCTCACCAATTCTTGCTGCGCATCGATATCGATATTGATGTCATAGAGGATCTCGCCTAACCTGTATCCATAGATGGCCTCGACCGCGTAATTCACAAAACAGTTCTCGAGGTTTCCGGAGAACTTGGCTATCTTCCATCTATCCAACAAGAGATTCGGATCCTTCACAATGCCGTAGGGACTCATCCGCCATCCGCAAAAAAGTGGTGAACAACTGACATTCACTTTGGCCTTCAACTGTAGTTCACCCAGCACCTTCTCATAATCCTTTCTAACCACAAGTGCTCCAGGCGCATACATATCATCCCCTGCATAACAAATGGGGGTCTCCCTCCTGATGTTGTATGTCAGGCAGGTGAAGGCCATGTTGCAGATAGTGTTGAAGAAGAATGTCCCGAACTCCCCAGAGAATCGCATTATTGCCAGATCTCCCATGGAGCAACCCATCATGAGTTTCAGTGTTTTGTACTCTTGTATTAACTCCTCAGGCCACAAGAAGAATCTCAGGACCTCGATCTCAAAGTCTAGAATCTTCTCATCTTGACCTACGATCGAACGCCTCATAATCGGAGGGA